TTCCCACTGCTTGGTTCCATGCATCTTCTAGTGCATGGTGAGCTGTAACTGGTGGACGCTGTGGGTTGATACCCAAGTCAAATGCCGTGCGTACATCACGCACTTCCCAGAACTTCCACGGAATAGCTTTATTAATTTTACGGAACACATGTTCGCAAATGATAATATCAAAACAACTGCCATTTGACCACACACGTTTAGCACCCCAGCAGAATTTGTACAGTTGATTAAATGCATCAACGATATCAATCCTACCTTCGGGGTCAAAGGCCGCTTCTTGTGCCTCTTTGCTTTGGTTAGCCCACCAAGCAATGGTATCATCACTGGTAGCTAGTCCAATACGGTCACAGCTATCCAAATCTACTTTGACGTAGAAGCTGTTCATCTTTGGTTCTTTGATTTCGGATCCGAACGGATCAAATTTTACTGCACCAATTGTAAGAATAGTTGAATCTGGAGTAGTGTTTAGCGTCTCCAAATCTATCATGATATCTGTATTTGCCATGTAAGTTGTTCTTTCTTTATTGTGAACTTACATTATAACAGGTAGTTAATACTAAGTCAATAGAGTTTTGGATTTTTTAACAAGCCGAGCTAATCGAATTGCTTCTATATGCTTTGGAGATTTTGGCTTGCCTTTACTTGCTTGTGATAGGATTTGTCTAGTTTCTGCAGATGCTTTTCTTCCAGTTGCTTTTTTAGATATCTTTTGTCTAGTTTCTTCAGATGCTTTTCTTCCTATATTTGGATTTGGAATGCCTGCTTCTTTTAATTTTTGAAATTTTAGAAGTTTAGTTTCTTTAATTGCTAGACGTTGTTCTTCGCTCATTGGCACACCTTTATTTGGTGCTATTCTAGGATATTGTAATTCACCTAAATCTATTTTTCTAATAGTTTCTTTACTAGGATTATCTCCCCAATATTTTATTTGAAGTTTCATCTTTCCTGGTGGTATTTTTGTTTTTTTTGATGCTTCAGATATCCCTCGATAAACAATTCCTCTAAATTTAAAAACAGTGTCTGGTCGAATAGGACCAACAAACATTTTAGATTTTCTTTCTTCATACTTTTTTAGATTTGCCGCTTTTAATTTTTCTTTAACATACGGTAACATTGGTTTACCAAAATTTGGATTTTTATCTCCAGTTTTTGTCCGCATGTGTGCGCTATGCTCTAATTTCAATGATTCAAATATTCTACTGTTTATCTTATAATCTCGTCGACTATAACGCATTTTAGTCATGGAGTCGAAGGCATGCATCATTTGTATATGGTGTTTTTTTGAAACTTCAAATTTCCAAAGTAATGCATGTGCTACATAATGTTCTCGAGCGGTTAATCTAACTATATTTTCTGTAGTATCAGGGCCGCCCCAACTTTTAGGTATTATGTGATGTTTCTCAAAATATATACCGGCAGGCAATATTCTAATTTGCGAGTTTGTTATAAGCTCGCAATACCATTTACTATATTTGTTTTCTGTAATTATTATCGGCCAGTGAATCATTTAAATATTTTAACTGATGAAAAGAATAAAGTCAATAGAGTTTTGGTGGTAATTGTTGATCACGTAGTTTTTTATTCCAACGTGCTTTTGCCGCACCTTTTTTACGTTTGCGCTCGGTTGTGGGTTTTTCGTAAAACTCTTTGGAACGCAATGTGTCCAAAGTGCCAGCATCGTCTACTTTGCGTTTGAATCGGCGAAGACTCACATTGATGTTTTCGCCTTCCCGAACTGAGATACCAGTTCCCTTACTCTTCTGATGCATCTTCATCATCCTCAATATCGCCGTCTTCATGACTGGCTATCTGCTCAACAATCCAATTCAAATCATAAATTCGATTCTTACTTATTAGATTATATGGAGTGATTTCGTCATTTGTGATATAATGACTGTTAGGGTGCGCTAACAGGTATGTGACAAATTGACTGGTTACTCCATCACAGTTATCTATATCAATAATAATAACTTCTACTTGCTGTGATACACTTAATAACCAATCAATATCAACATCGTCTTGGTCAAATATAAACACATTTATATCGTCGATACTATGACTTAGAATAGTTTGAAATTGTTCTTTAACTGGATTAGATGGTTTCACTAACAGATAACTTAAACTCATATTGAAGAGTTTATCCGGCGGTGTTATCAGTGTTATTTTTCCTAAGTTCATATATACGCTCTTCAAAATATGTTATTTTTTCTTCTGGATAACCATAAAATCTTGGACCATTTGCTTTTATATCTTCTATAAATTCAAATAATTCGGGATCAGTGTCTTTATCAACATTTAGATCTTTAAATTGATCTTTAGAATATTCTATGTATAGTTGGTCTCTTGGTTTGATACCAGATACCCTTGCCCATAATGTGTTAGTAGTTTGTTCTTGATTTTGTATGTAGCCTATATTCGATTCTTTATCTGTATCTGCCCAGTTTCGTCCTTGGTCATGTATGTCTTTTTTTTAGATTCGTCTTCTCCGCCCATTATATCAGAAAACAAAATTGTCTTAGGCTGATCGGCTGGAGTTTCTACTGCCGGCACTTCTGCACCAGCTGTGTTGATATAAGTTTCACCCTTGGCTACACGTTCTTCAACAGTTGATTCTACAGCGATATGCTTTTCAGCTTCTTCGACCATTTTATTCCACTTGTCTAGTTCTGAATCTTCAATAGCAGGCGGAGGGGGTGTATCTATAACAGAAACCACATCACTGTATAGTTGTGTTGGCTCAGATGGTGATTCAATTTCTGTAACAGTAGCTTCATCAACTATATTGACTTTACTCTCCGTAGTCAGGCTGTTACCCTCTGCTGATTCTTCTTTGGGAATAAATTCTGTAGGCTGTGGTACAAAGTCATTGATACTTACAGGTGCTGGTTCAACTTCTTCTTTCTTCCAACCAAATGTCATCTGCGCGGCTAGTAGCATGATAACTGCTAGCGGATCAAACACAACAACAATCATTATGATGATCCATGTTACTGCTTTTTCCAGCATGTTTTCATCTGCGCCGTGGTCGCCATAGATGAATTTGGCTATGTATTTTATTGGCCCAACCTCGGCCTCCACCTTTCGAACCTCTGCCGCAATAGGTGCTCTCTCACTGTTAAGTGTAGCGATGATCTTTTGCGATTGAGCAATTTCTTGAGTAATACGACCGCGATCTTTTTGCTGGGCTTTACGAATTGCGACTGCTTTTTCGGCACCCTTTTCATCCGTTGAGCGACCCATAACTTGGTCCACTGCCTCATCAAGTTGTTTGAGAACTTTACGATTTGCATCTATATTTTCTTTTTCTGTTTTAAGTTTTTCATCATAGACAGCAATCTTACTTTGAACATCACCTGACACTAAGTTTTGATCATTGTGCGCTTTGCTCAGGAATCCAAAAATGCCCATGCTGGTAATCAGCATGAGAATTGCCACTGCTGATACCATGTAATACTTCATATACGCAGGGGCTTTGTGCCAATTTTCTTTAAGCCAACTAGCACATACCAGTTTGCCTACTTCTAAAGCTGATCCCATAATAATAATTGGAATCACAGCCGCTGAAAAGATAGCGGTCAAACCTACTACTGAATAGTAGATTGCGACCGCTGAAATTGTTAAACCTGTTAGTAGTAGTAGGTATGCTAATATCATCCGTGTTGCTTAATCAAAAAGTGTTGATTCGTCAATTAATGTAACAGCCACAGTACCGTATGATTGGCTTGCAGTTGCACCTGTTGTTGTTACTGTGATACTTGCTTGAGTGTCGCCATTTGATGGATCATACACACGTTGAGTTGCTGTTGTAACATCACGGATACCTTGTGCGATTGCATTTTTAATAGCAATAGCTGTCGTTGAGATTACCGTTGATCCGTCGATGGCAGTACCAGTGAGTGCGATAAATGCTGGACGCTCATAGTTCACTGTAAACTGTAAACTTGTAGCCTGTGCATCACCGTTAGCTTCTGTAATAGTAATATCACGTACTTGGCAATCGCCTAGACCTGTTAAACGGTTAACGATATTGCGAAAACGCATATTTCCTCTAGCACGAGCTTTTCCCAAAACTAGTGTAGTTGGCAGAGTAGCAAAGCTGTCTGAACTGTTTGGTGTAACACCGCCGTTATCGTTACCGTCTGCGGTTGGGTAGTAAGTGCTATTACTCATTGTAATAATCACTTTGTACATTTCAGCTTGTAGCTGATTACTGTCGTTTTGAAATCCTGAGGCCATTATACCTACTCCTTGTATTATAAGATATTTATCAGTAAATTGCCCATTCTCTTATTATACAGTAAGAGCAATTTATTGCAATCTTATTGGTTATTTAAAAATAATCATAGCCATTAGGGCGGCCTGCACAAAGAAGCCAAATCCAATGGTTACAATGTTTAAAAAGTCCTTTTGGATTGCGGCTTTGATAAAAAAGCAAAACAATCCAGCCCATGCAAACAACACTAAGTCCACCGGGGGCATCTTTTCAGTTAAGCCTGTTAAAACGGCCAACAATGTAGGGACTGTAGCTAGGTGCATAAGAATCACGGCAACCCAGCCCATTGTTTCTGCACTCACGTGAGGGGCATGTTCCTTGATGTTTTTGACCAGCAAATCCAAGTCAAAGAAATTGTGAATTGTTGATTTAACTGTACTGATAATTGCTTGTGCGTTCATATTAGTCCTTAATTATAAAATATGTGTCGGCCAATTTTAGCCACTGGTTTTTTGTTCCATCCCGGTTGAACATAGTCACCGTGAAAGTATAGGGCGTTCTTCAAATTTGGAAGTCGGAATCCTTCTAGTAGCACCTTCTTTGCTACTTCCATACTTTCGGTATAGATAGGACCATTCATTGGTTTCATTGCACTAGGTCCTGCACAATACCAGCTAAACTGGCACAGTACCTTTTCGTAGACTACATTCTTTTGATAGACTACTTGGCAGATATCAGATGGAAAACTGCCACTTTCTGTTCTATTGATTGTTACTTGAGCAACTGCTACTTTACCTTCAAAAGGTTCCGAGCCTGCTTCGTGGTAGATATTACGAGCTAGACAATCTAATTGTGTTTGTCTCATTTGTGCTGTAATTGGGCTTGCTGTTTCACGAGCTTCTTTAAGTTTGCTGAACTTAAATTGTACTGCATGTTGGGCGGCAAGTGCCACCGCCAGTACTACTGAAATATTTAAAACTATTTTGATAATGCGTATCATTGTATTCTCCTTTACGCTGGATGAGGTATCGCTAGTACCATCATTATTAATTGCTTGGCTGTTTCCGTTTCTCCTTAATTTATAGGTATTGCCATCTAAAGTCTTAGTGGACAATATATAGTTATCCTCTGTGTCACGGGGTAAAATACTATTATTATGAGTAACCATGCGTTAGCGCCTCATACGAGCGATATCAACTGCTTCCTCATCACTAAAAACAGGAACTGCATTGCTTTTATGCATAGTTGCAATACCTTTTACCTTTGTTCCTGTATAAACTTTTGCCGGAACCAAAGTTGCATTACCACCAGTGTTGACACTTTTCAAATGTGCGGTTGTGTTTCGACCTTCTGGAATTTTTAAACTGTAGTTGCCGCTCAAACTAGGAGCACTCATAGCACGGGCACGTTTCTTTTCTTCTGCTTCGATGCCCCACTTCTTCTGGAGCTCTTTCCAAGAGTCGTCCAATTCTCTAGCTTTTCTAGCGTGTTCTGCCGAAGCGAATTTCTTTTTGCCTTTCTTTTTGCCTGTAGTTGAATACATAGGTGGCAGTAAATGCATACTCAATTTTAACTCCAAAAGTTGTACAATACTAGTATTATACTAGTAAACACAAACTGTGTCAACAGGGTTTATACTCGAAAACTTTCACCGCATCCACAACGATCGCGCTCATTGGGATTGATGAAATCAAATCCTTCATTGAGTCCATTGCGGACCCAATCCATTGTTAGTCCATCTAAGTAGACTAGGCTTTTGGCATCTACTAGCACAACAAACCCATTATGAGCAAAATTTGTCACACCTGTTTCAGCTTCGTACTTATCCACATATTCCATAGTATATGCCAGTCCACTACAGCCTGTGGTTCTAACACCTATGCGTATGCCTACGCCTTTACCGCGTTTTTCTAAATTTTGTTTAATTCGATTAGCCGCTGTGTCGGTTACGGTAATCATTTACGGCTGCTTTGATTGCATCTTCTGCAAGAATAGAGCAATGTATCTTGACCGGAGGTAGAGCCAGCTCTTCGGCAATCTCACTGTTCTTGATTGACCCTGCCTGCTCAAGACTCATACCTTTGACCATTTCAGTGATAAGGGATGAACTTGCAATAGCTGATCCACAACCATATGTTTTGAATCGGGCATCGGTAATGATACCGTCTTCTCCAACTTTGATTTGTAGTTTCATAACGTCACCACAGGCAGGTGCACCAACCATGCCAGTACCAATGGTGGGATCATCTTTTTCAAATGAACCCACGTTACGAGGATTTTCATAGTGATCAATTACTTTGTCTGAATATGCCATTATTGTGTACAGGTCCTAGTGCGTGTTATTGTGCCATCTGCATGCTGTGTTTCTGTCCATACCGTACAACTTGGTTGCGGTGTAACAGTATACACAGGTTGCTGTTGTACAATAATCGGCTGTTGCTGTACAACTACAGGTGGCTCATAATAACGAGGACGATTGAGTTCGTATCCAATTATGCCACCAATAAGTACTGGAGCAACCCAATTATTATTATAGCCACCACGGTAGTGTCCACCGTGATGATGCCATTGAGCGTTGGCTGTGCCAACTACTGCTAACAACGAGATTGCCAATAATAACTTTTTCATAATAGTCTCCGAGCTATACATATATAACGCCTTAGGCTAGTATTTAGTTGACTTATTTTGGTTCTTTACGTGCGTTTTTAACTGCGGTAACATCGTTACGAGTTTCTTTGCACAACTTTGCCAAATCTTGACAATGTTTACGAACACGGGTACCAGCGGCGCCTACTTCTTTGTCATAGAATTTTTCGAAGTCTGCTTCCATTGCTTCGACGATTTTTGTGAATTCTGCGTGTTTATTTGTAGCCATTTTATTTCCTTTAATGTGAGTACAGAGTACTTATACCTATTGTACAGGGGTTGAAAATAAAGGTCTAGTTAATTGACGATCACATTTGGTGATCCGGCAGTGATTGCGCCACTGTCTGTTGAATCTCCTACTCTGGCAACACCGATGCCACCAACAAATACATTGCTCGAACCTGCGTTAATAACAGCGCCATGCGGTACACAGTTTCTGCCAGATCGTATTGTATGGGCCGCAGTTGGATTGCCGATACACTCTATCGCTATGCCGTTGGCAAACACTTTGGCTCCAGCGCCAGTAGGGCCAGTCACAGTGGTTGTTCCGTCACAACTGTGTCCGGTTGTAGTTGGGTCTCCGTCTCGAGCTATTGCTGGCATAAAATTATTTATGCCAATTTGATACCAGTAGTCTGCTCAGTATATCGATCAGCGGCGTCTTTTACAGTAGGGGCCAGCACCATAATTGCACTTCTGTTTATATTAACTTCGCCGTCTGGATCTGTGGTAAACAGAAATGGTACTAGGCCAATACCATCTTTGGTTGCTGTCAAGCACAATGGTTTCCTTACAGTAACAGCCATTGGGTTTTCAGACACTAGTTTAGCAACAATTTCTTCACCTGCTGTGGTTTTAATTGTGACTACTTCGCCAACGGCGATACCTTTATTAATTAACATGTTATGCCTTTTCGAAATGTTTCTTTAGTTCTGTGAACCCGCCAATATAATTATCGTCTAAAAATATCTGTGGCAAAGTTCTGGCTGCGGGCACAGCTTCCATCAGCTGTTGTTTAGTCCATGTTGTTTCGACATTGCGTTCTTCGTATTCAACGCCTTTCATTTCTAGTAAGGCTTTAGCCTGTACACAAAATGGGCAAGAATTCTTACTCCATACTACTGCTTTCATATTTTCCTTTTTGTTAAAAATGTCATTCCAATTATTTTCAAATGTGTTACGATCAACACTGAAAGGTCTTGGATTACTTCCTTTTCCTGACATGTTATCTCCTTGGTTTAAAATGGAACACACCACCATTAGGTGCGTTGCTAGTATTATACATACTTATTAAGTCAAGGCCATACATTCCGGCTAACATGATTAGTTTAGGATCTTTATTAACTTCAATAATATAAAGATCTGCGTCATCTGTTAAATGGGTGTTTATATTTTTGTAGAATTCTCTATGGATGGCAAAGTCTTGATCTACTAGTATGCGTAGCATATTTGGATCTGGATAATCCTTGCTGGTAGCAGTTTCATCAAATGTCCATGGGGGATTTGCTACAACTAAATCCCAGATTTCTTGTTTGGGGATATGCTCAATCGCAGGACTCACATAGCCTGTAATTTTATCAGTTAAATTGTTATTGTTTGCAGTTTTATAACAGTCTTGTATAGCTACATCATAGTAGTCAGAAAATACCATGTGGTCACACAGGCCAGTACCTAATACTTCAAAACCAATGACTCCAAAACCTGCACACCATTCAAATCCACGACTGTACTTTTGTTTGCCAGAATCTCTGATGGCTTTTACAATATCGTTTTTATATCTCAACCCTCCCCCGTCCAAATGAACAGGAGATGTTATTTTAATGCCGCTGTCTAGAGTAACATCAAGAGGAGTCCAATCTTTCTCATAGTCCAGCGACATTAGTTTCATAGTATCGGCAGTGCTTCGTAATCTATACCTTCACCCATAACACCAATAACGTAATTTGTTGATTCGTTTTCTTGTAGTGCTGTTTGCTTCTTGCTGGTATCTACGTGTTTGTTAAACCAGGGAATTGGTGTTGACTTTGGAGCACTTGCTTGATACTTGATTCCGATATCTTTGAGTGCGCTTACTGCGGTATAATCAACGAAATCTTTTAGAATGTTTGCGTTGAGCCCAATCACAGGACCTTTCTTAAACAGGTATACTGCCCAATCTTTTTCTTCCCGTATAACATCCGAGTACATTTGGTATACTTCGGCCTCGCAATCAAGTTTTGCGTTGGCAAATCGAGGATCTTCTTTGACCACTTGATTGATAATATATGCAGTCCATCCTTTATGTAACAATTCGTCTTGTAGGATCAAACTGATGATGTTGCCGTTACCAATAAAGATCTTGTTCTCGACCATGGCCAAACTAGTAGCAAAGCTAACCATGAAGCGAAATGCCTCTAGGGCATAGCTGGCGTTGAGCGCCAACCATATAGCTCGTATATGTTCAACTTCGGAAACAAATTCTCCTGTTTCTTTACGACAGTTAATCAAATGCAAATTGTCATAATACTTGCCTACACTTGCCGCCATGCTAACGATTTCTTCAGTATCGTGAATAGTAGCAAATACATCCTTAGGTACGTTGTAGATGTTGCGAATAATGTGGCTATAGCTCTTGCTGTGAATGTTAGTTTCAAAGAATCCCCAGTTGTACATCAGTGCTTCTAATTCAGGAATACTACACACTGGTGTGAACACTTGAGTAGGACCACGTCCTTGCAAACTATCTAACGCTGTTTGTCGTAGTAGGTTACTGGTAAAGATATGCTTAATGGCATCACTGGCATCTTTAAAGTCATTTGAATCTTTGCTTAGGCTAATCTCTTCTGGTTGCCAAAAGAACCCGCGAGCAGTTGCGTCAAAGTCTGCGATCTTTTTGTATTTTACTTCTTCAAATCGTTGGATGGTGACTGGACCTGCTGGATCCAAGAACATCTTGCGATTAAGGTAGTCTGTTTTTGTGTGTAGGTTATATTGTTGTTTTGACATTGTATTCTCTAGTTGTTTTTGAGCAAACGCCATGTGCGTTCACTTGCTGTTTCTGTCCATGTAAAGTATAGGCTGTTCAAAGGCGGTCTGCCGGTTGATTCATCATATAATGTTTTGTGCTGGAAGTAGTATTTAAGCCAAATATGTTTTCCGCTAGTAACCGTAGTAGGGCGCCACGCAAACCGCTTATTTTCCACTGGCTAATACTATCTTACAAATGTGTTCTAGTCTTTCTATGTGTTCGTAGGCACGCCACGGACTTGTATCAATAGCAACTACACCGTGCCCTTTAATACCTACTATATCATAGGCAATATTACCATCACTATCAAGTCCTAAGCTCTTATGGCAATGATCTGCAAGCTCTTGGCTGATAGGGGGTACATCACCCACGTTGGGTGCTACTCGCGTATAACGATTAAGTTCTGGAAAAGCATCGCTAATAGTGCTAAGATCAATACCGGCATGCATTGCGGCAATACAGTAAGTAGGATGTACGTGTACAACTACACGAACTTCGCCACTGTGCTGACCCATTTCTTTCTGTAGACCAAAGTGTAAAGGAAGCTCTCCACTAGGCTTTAGATTGGCGCTGATATCAGTATACTCTAAGTCTTCGTAATTATAATTAAAAACACCTGTTCCAACACCACTATTGATTGTTCTCCAAATTTTAATTTTTTTGAACTGGTCGGGTTGTAGTGTTTGTTTACGCACACCGCTGGGTGTGATATAAAAATGGTCGCGGTCATGGTGACGAATGCTTACATTGCCGTCACGACTAGTAATCCAATTGCGCTTATAAGCGTCTTCTAATACTTCACAAATTGTTTCTAACATTAAGGTTCACCTGTCTCTGCTGGGTCTTCAAATTCAATTATTAACGCATTATCTTTATCAATCCATACTCTCTGCACATCAGTTGCTGATAACGCCTGTAGTACTGTTTCCTTTGCTTCTTCTTCTATCATAAAATCGTCTGGTATTCCATAATATTTTAGCCAGAATACAAGTTGTTCATCCAGGTAGTTCATTGGTTATTAATTTCCCTGTACTATAGTTATCTATTGCATCTCGTATCCAATTGAAAACAATTTCATTTCGTCCTTCCCCATCTAGATGATTCCATGCTGGATCACCTATTACTCCGCCAATAGTATTACCGTTAGATATACTTATTCTATCTAATGCTGGACGAATTTCTAATCCGTTAGTCCATCGATAATGATACTCTCCAGTCCATCTCCACATCTCATGGTAAGACCATAAATGAATAATTTTTGTCGATGGTGGGAATAAAGGTAAGATTGTATTGTCAAAATAATACATAGCTGATTTCATTTGAAAATCTACTAGTTCTGTATCGTACAGATATCTATAATATTGCTCGGCCGCCTTCCATACTGGCCCGGTTTCATTTCCGTGTATAATTTTTGTAAAAACTATGTCTCGAACATTTTTATGAAACAACCGATCTTTACTAGTCCACACGAATATACATACATCGGGTATTGTTTGCTCTTGAATAAAAGGAGTAATTTGCATTAATATTGCATCATAGATAGAACTTCCCGCAAGTCCTATGTTGACGATCTCTGCTTGATAGTGATTTTGTAATTTTTTAATGTAGGTTTCATAGGTAGGCCATACACCGTTGGTAGCAAATCCGCCATGGCGCTTGTCTAGCACTGAACAAAAACTATCCCCAAAAAATCCTATTTTCATAACTTACAACTCTCACAATCTTCTTCATTATCAAAGTCAATTGGTTCTAACATCGCAGGCGCATCTTCTTGTACTGCTTTACTGCCCGCTTTGTTGATCAAACTGTAGTAGAATGTCTTTAGTCCCCATGCATGTGCTTGCATTAAGTTCTTAATAATTAAAGTAGTCGGTACTTTACGATCCGCCCAATGCGCAGGATTATAGAATGTGTTAGTGCTGATGCTTTGATCAACATAAGCGGCTAACACACTGGCTGTTTTCAAATAGCCGTCGCAGTCTTTTTGTTCCCACATGAGTTGATACTTGTTCTTGAGTTTATGATACTCTGGAACAACTTGAATAAAACTGCCTGCTTTACTTTCTTTAACACTGATTAAACTCATGGGTAACTCAATTCCATTAGTGCTGTTTATAACAACGCTTGAGCTTTCGACTGGGGCAATGGCCATCAATGTGGCATTGCGAACACCGTACTGTTTCATGTTGACTCGCAGTGTTTCCCAATCAAGTTCTGGGGCAAAGTTTGCTAGTTCATTAGCACCCTCTGCTCGTAATTCCCAAGGGAATATGCCTTGACCATATCGTGTCTTATCACTGTGGGTGCATGGCCCACGTTCTTTAGCTAGTTCTACTGTGGCTTCAGTCAAGTAAAAGGCTTGATGCTCCATCCAGCTCTTGACATCTTGTAGTGCATCTCGTTCACCATAACGTAGTCCACGTTTGGCATGCCAATAGGCCAAATTAGTTACGCCAATACCCAAGGGTTGGATTTCATCATTACTGAGTTTGCTTTGAATACTTAAAAAATCTTGGTAGTCAAGTATGTTGCACAGACTGCGCTGTAAAATGCGGCAAGCACGGCGCATGTCTTCTGGATTGCGGAAGGCTCCCCAGTTGATACTGCCGAGTGTGCAAAGAGCAATGCGGCCGTCCACATCATCAAGACGTTTAAAAGATTTAGTAGGTAAAAGTATTTCACAGCATAAGTTACTTTGATAAATGGTATGGTACTCAGGATCAAATGGTCCTTGATTCTGTACATTGTCGATGAACACAAGATAGATCCGACCAGTGTCGGTACGTTCTTTTAGTATGCCACTCTTGAATACTTCTTCAGCACTCATAGTTTTGGTACGTAGGTCTCGACGCTTTTCGTATTTTACATACAGTTCTTCAAATTCTGCTGTGTTACGATAAAAGGCTTCATATAGGTCTGGTACCTCATTCGGGTCAAAGAAGGTAATGCTCTCTTTGTTCTTGAATCTGCGCCAAAAGAATTTGCTAAGGACAACTCCGTAGTCCATGTGTCGAACTCTAGTTTCCTCTGTGCCTTGGTTGTTTTTAAGAACAATAAGATCATCAAACTGATGATGCCAAATGGGATAAAATACAGTAGCACTTGCATTGCGAATACCTCCTTGACTGCATGAGCGTAAATCTCCGAACCATTTCTTAAGGAATGGAATCATACCAGTATGCATGATTTCGCCACCGCGAATTGGGGAGCCCAATGGGCGAAGTCGACCGATTTCCAATCCAATCCCCGCACGTTTACTGGCATACTTGGCCATCATCTCACCACTAGCGAAAATACTATCCAAGTCATCGTCACTACGGATAAGAACACAAGAGCTGAATTGTTTTGTAGGTGTACCCAGACCGGCTAGTACTGGAGTAGCAAGAGTGAATAACCCATCACTTGCGGCATTGTAATATTCCTTGATATATTTCATTCGAGCACTGTTAGGCTCTTCCGTGTGAAAGATTGTTGCAGATGCAATCATGTATCTAATTTGCGGAGTTTCGTAAGTTTGTTTGGTACTACGATTCTTTACTAGATACTTTTCAATCAACTGTTCAATGGCCGCGTATGAATACCCTTCGTCCTTTTCATGATCCAGCATGTCATTCATTCGATTCCAGTCGTCTTCGGTGTACCATTCTAATAGTTCTGGAGTGTACAAGCCTGTGGCCACATTCTTTTGTACAATAGAGAAAAGACTTGGGACTTGGTATTGTCCGTATACATCTTTACGCAAGATACTGAGACGCTGTTTACCTGCCACATATTGATAATTTGTATGGCCTACATCTGGATTTGATTCTACATCGATCAAATCTACGATAGCACGTAGGGTAATGTTGTCAATTTCGCTAGTAGTAATTCCATCATAGAAGTGCGGCTGACTCTTGATTTCAATCATACTTTGACTGACGTCTGCTATGCCTTGGCAGACTTTGGTTATTTGAGCTTGCCATTTCTCAACTGCTAACGGCTCACGGCTGCCGTTTCTCTTAATTACTGTTATCTTGCTCATTATTACCTATTCTAAATTGTTATACTTTACTTAATTTGTTTAGAAAAGTATTTAGTGATGAGACCCGACCTTCTACATCTTATTCGTTATATTAGCACGAATTATATACGCATTTATAGACAATGTCTACTCAATCGGTTACAGCGCAGTGAAGTAGGTATAATTGAAATATCCGGCATCGCTGGCTAATAGATTTTGATACTTAACTGAAATAGAATAAGGCACTTGGCCGGCCCCGCCTACATAATTACCGCCAGTTTGATCTAAAAAACTAGCTGAGAATGATAATTGAATTGAATTTTGGTTATTTGGATCTGTGCCGGCAAAATCGTATTCGTCACTCAATTGGATAACTCTGCTGTCAATGTTTGCTGAGATTGTTATTATGCCGCGACGTGTAAAATTATTAGAAATACTTTGATAGAAATATTCAATTTCATAATTTATACTGCCAATCGGAGTCCCGTTTTGATCAGTTGAAACAGGTAATCTAAATGCCATAACTGGATTAATTACCTGCCCTAATAGTATTTGTTGTTGTCCAAATGATTTGTAGTAAGCATGACCTGCAACTTCTGGAACATATGAGTGTGATAAATTACTCGTAGATAGATCACCGGCTCGATCTGATTGATCGTTTAGAGATGAGTTTCCAAATGTATTAAACCATACCTGCGGATATTGTGAAGCTGATGCATTGCTACCACCATTGTTGCCTACATTCATATATTTGCAATTAGTAGTTGCATTGCCAGTACCTAAGTTTATAAACACAGCATGGCGCTTGATATTAGAAAATTTACTATTTGAAATAGTAGTTTGTCTTGGTCCATACTGTTGACCGACTGTACTGCCGTTGGCACCAATGCCTAAACCAAATCCAGTATAACAATCACTAGTGTTTATGTTGTCAAATGTGTTGTTTAAAATATCTCCCTTGGCAAATACTCCGTAACTGAATCCGTCAAGTTTGATATTTTTAAATTTATTGCTGTCCGAAGTAACAATATTACTAACCGCATTTAATGTGATCCCGCAACTCTGTGCATTGAATGAACTGAAGGCAGTGGAACCTCGGAGATTTATATTTTCAAAAACACATTCCTTGGCAGCGTCGAGTTGGATACAAGTATTAAGACCTGTGGTAACACGAATACTGAGATCACTAATTGTTATGCCTTTTGGCTGAGTAGTTCCTAATGTGTTACTTATACTACTAGGATTTCCAGCAGTGCTTGCATCGTTGACTAACTGGATAGCAGGCTGTGCCGGGGTCACTGTAAATGTGTTTAGAGTTGCGCCGGATGATACTGTTGCAGTCTTATTCAGTGTTATGCTAGCACCAGCAATCACTGACGACACCACTGTGTTGGCTGGGATTCCTGTTCCTACTACCGTTGCACCTATCAAGTAGGCAGATGCAGATGTTGTTGACAATACAGCACTGTTGTTAATAGTACTACCTTGGATTGTAATTACTGGGTTATAATATATAAATGTTTTATCGGCACCTGCTCCGACAAGGGTAGCATAGCTTGGAATGTATAATGGACTTGTTGTTAGGTAAATCCCCGGAGGGATAGTTAACGTTACTCTAGTTTTTGCGGCAGCAATAAGCGGAGTTCCGTCAAGATTTGTTGCACTTGATTTCGTTATATTTAAAAATAATTGATTAACTGCACGTTGTAATGCTACTGTATCGTCAGTTACACCATTACCGGTAGCTCCAAACTCCGCAGTATTGACCTGATCGTCAAACCTTGCTTGTATAGAACGAGTTATTTGAGAGTTTACATTGGGACCTGTGACAATAGTACTGTCTGTGGCCTTGTAGGCATACTGCACTAGCCCTAGTAAATTCCCCTGGGCTGTTAGATCGTTTTGTGTAACAATCTTAGTATTGCCAACGGCAGGAGCACCTTCAGCAACACTTCCGTTACCAATGTATAATTCTTGGGTGTCCACGGCCCATGCCATTTCTCCGCTGGCCAGTTGCGGTAACCCTGTGCCGGTCTGTGCTTGCCCGCGACGTATTTGTATTCTTGAAATTTGGACAACAGCCATGGAAATATCCCCTATATAGGATATTTATCACATCTGTTTGTAGTATTGTTCCACCTTGTCCCACCACTTAGCTTCCCAATAGCTAAAATCTTCAGGTTTTAATATAAATTCCTGATATACAGGATCTCCCCAAATTAATGGCTTGATTTCAGGCGGCTTAATACACATTAGCACGACACCTTTGCGTATATTACTTCCGTGTACTTTATTGTGGGCTAGCGCATAGGCAGTTAATTGCAGATAATAATCTTCAATCCACTCTTCTTTTTTAGCTTTATTTGTTTGCTTGTAATCTAGGATAGCTTCGTCATTTAGATGAAGCCCGCAGCCGTCAGTAGTTCCAGCATATATTCCGGGATAGTACAAGGGAACTTCCACACCCCAGACTTCGTTGACATTAGACAACCCTTGTTCAATAACAACCTTGGCCATTTTATGGCTTTGTATACTATAAGGATTTGTTCCAGGTTCGTTGATAGAGCCCTGTTTGACATAGTCCTCTAGGAACTTGTGCATACGTGTGCCACGACCGGCCGCTTCAGTTACAATTTCTTGTGCTTTAACTTCGCCAACACGTTTTTTCCAATTAGCAAGTGCTTGCTTCTTTTCTTCGCTTTTGGTTTTGTCTAGGATTGTAGTTACACTAGGAACTTTGCTACCATCTGGTAGTGCATACAGTCTCTTACCTTCTACGCTTTCTCTATTGATAGGTTCGTAGTTATACCGTTCTTTTAATAAAGTCATCAATAATTATACAACAATTTATAGTGTAAGTCAATCTTTATTGGCGATGCTAGTACTATCTTTGATACCAAGCAATGTCCCAACCTTTATTTTTTTTCCAAACTATAGTTCGTATATAATTTTCAAATTCATCAAAATACTCTGTTGGGATTAAATCGATTACAACATGCGTTCTAGAACTAGAACCATTATTAGCACCAAAATGTATGACCATATTGTTAAACTCATATACTGATCCAATTTCCATATGCATAGACATATTGCCACAAGTCATTATAGTGTCAGCATTGGTGGTAATAGGTACATGTACCCTCTTAGTCATAGTAAACCACCATACAGATCCGTCTTCATTATCTATATGAGGCTTAATTGCTGTTCCCGGAGCCATATAGTTTATTTCTGCGATATAGATGGAAAATCCTGGATTTAATTCTTCAACTCTAGTAAATATACCCTCGCATACATCGTATATTTCTGAAATTTCCTCAAAATACTTTGCTGTTAAAGCAGGGTGAAGTTTTTTAAATTTATGCGAGTATGTGCGAAAGAAGAATGGAAACTGATGCCAGTGTATACCTTTAAACTTTTCTGGAAAATGCCGTGTGCGTTCTTCTCTTAGGTTGCCTTCCACACAGGCGGCAAGAGGCTCTAGCATAGATTTATCAATATCGCCTAGTAATATTATAGGAGTATCTGGTTTAGTGTACCAATGTGTTGAAGGTGTGAGCATAGTTTTTTAAGGATAACGGCTTTATTTTGTCCACCATAATTTTTCTTGACTATTTCCTTTCCAAAATATGTTTACTATATAATTTTCAAATTCATCAAAATATTCAGTTGGAACAAGATCTAATACTATGTGGGTTCTCGGACTGGTGCCATTGTTGGCGCCAGAATGCATTACTATATTATTAAACTCATATACTGACCCAATTTCCATACACATAGACATATTGCCACAAGTCATCATAGTTTCAGCATTGGTAGTGATTGGCACATGCACTCTGCGAGTCATGTTTATCCACCAAAATTCTCCAGTGGAATTATCTACGTGAGCTTTAATGCAAGCCGCGGGCGACATGTAATTAACTTCGGCTAGATAGATACTGAATCCAGGATTTAGCTCTTCAACTCTAGCAAATATATCTTGAGATAACTCGTTTATTTTTACTATTTGATCGTACTTATTTTCGTTCACAGGATTATCTAATAAGTGCATGTGATCTTGATATTTTCGAAAGAAAAAAGGAAACTGCATCCAATGTATTCCATCCCACCATTCTGGATATCTTCTTACTCGTTCTGCTTTTATGTTACCTAATACATAGGTTGCAAGTGGTTCAAGTATTGACCTTTCAATACTTCCTAGTAATATTATAGGAGTGTCAGATTTTGTATACCAATGTGTTGAAGGTATAGGCATATGTTATTTCTTTAATGCTTTACCTGTAGCTCTTTTAGCCATCTGGCTTATTTTGCTTTTCTTGTTGCCGCCATGCTTTTCAGGCTCAGCGGCGTTGGTTTTGATTACCAATCCGTGTCCGTCAAATCGATCAACAATCTGTTTAAGCATAGGATCGTTTTCCCAACGTGCGGCAAACTGATCGTAACGGATCATCGGAGCACCTTGATTTTTACTAATGGAGTTTATTGCATCCCAGGTGTAAGAACCTTGGGCATTTTTGTTATTGGCATTAGCTTGGAGACTCATTAGTGTTGCCACTAATGGGTCGCCCATACTTTCAATTACTTTTTTTTTGAGTTCAGTAACATGCCTAGTCGACGACTGTAGTCGACACTTTCACGCTTTTCACGGCCAGCGTCTGGAGCTGGCATTGCGCCTGCTTCTTCTGGAGCACCGCCCATTTCGCCGCCTGCTTCTGGAGCACCAACTGGAGGCATACCGCCGCCTGCTGGAGCACCGCCCATTGTTGGAGCCTCACCGCCTGATACTAGTGCCAATGCGCCTGACAAGCCTTGACGGCTTGTTTCTAATGCTGTATAAATTGCTTCAAGGGCTGGTTTTACTTGTTCTGTATATTGTTGCGCAACATCGCTGCCTAGGGTTTCTCTTATAGAGTCTGTTAATTCTAGTAGTTGTTCTGCTTTCATTGCAGCCACATCTTCTAGCCAGCCTGTGATACGGTCAACCATGTCTTTTGTTGCCATGATAACTTCAGCTTTGTCTTCTTCGCCTTCTGCTAGGTATACAATATGATTAGCCACTGCTTCACTTAGATCATATCGTGTTGTTAATTCTGCTGTAAGTTCTTCTTCGTCTGATTCGCCTAATTCAATGCGCTCAATAGCTGAATCAATCCATGACTCAGGAACTGAATGCTCCATTGCTTTTTCTTTTAGTTTATCTGCATGTACTTTTTTACGTAGTTCTGCTTTCTTCTCAGTCTTGTGTTCATGTTCTTCTTCATCATCGCACTCACATGGATTCTTGTTGCATGCATCACAACAATCTTCTCTTTCTAAAATTGCCTGGTTAACACAGTCTAACATTAGTCGTGTTTTTTGATATTCAGTGCTTTCTAGCATTCCGTCATAGCTTTCATTAACTTCAAGCTGACTAATTTTAGTACGTAGCTTGTTGCGAGCATCCTCTAGTTGGACATCGCTGAATTGTTCGAAATTAATAGTATAGCCAAATTTCTTTGCCATACTTTCATTTAAACGCTTGCTAGTAACAGGTTTTGATAAGTCTCTAATTTGCATGGTGGTATCCTAAGCTTCTATTGTATGTATTTATACGAACGACCACTTAAACATCTTGGAAATCCTATCCTTAAATTGTTCAGTTAGTAATCTGCTGTGTTCTAATCTAGTTAATAATATTTGAAATCTTTCAAAATCTTTAGCTTTTTGTATATTATGTGCGTAAATTAAGGTGTCTGAGTAGTTTGCCCAATATTGATTGTCGAGTTCTTTGATTTCAAAGAACTTTTCTAAAAATGTCCTGCTGTATGCCCTGGCCGCTAACAGGGCACTAGTTTTTAAGAAAAACTGTTCTATCAAATCTCGAGAGTTTATATTGTATAATCCCCAGTTGCCAGTGGCCTGTTGTCTGATCACAAATGTTTTATAAACAATACTGCCGTCGGGCTGTATTGCAATAGGCAGTTTAGCATTTAAGGTTTCCTCAAAATGCTGAGCCAGCTCTTTAATCATTTTAGATTTATTTTTAAGAGCAGGAGTTTTGGGTTTTGTATTTTTAGATTGTTTTTTCATTTGCAACTACAGTAGGATCTTTCATTCCACTCTTAGTTACCAAACTCTTACGTATGAGTGTCTGAATCCTGAATTGATCATGCTCACTCAGGTTGCTTAATTTAACAGGGGTCTTTAATCTGGACAGCAACTCTGCTTCTTCATTAGTTGTCCAGATTCCAAACTCACCTACTAATTCGTTTATTTTCATCGTAGACCTGCAATTCGCAACATGTGTTCTAATTCAGATTTAGCACCGAATGTATTGGCTCTTTCATTTACATGAGCATGACCTAATGAATCTTCAGGTTGTGCTAGGATATCGGCGATGTATGCATCTCCAGCATCTCGGCCTATTTCGCCATGATTTTCTTTTGTGGGCGCATTGCGGCTTGGCATTACACTTTGGTGTCCAGGTTGTGTTGCGGCAGCTTGTGCGGCTAATGCTGGATCATTACGGCTTGGAAAAGGGCTTTGTACTTCGTCAATATCGCTACCGTAATCTTGTTGTATGCGATCTGCCATATAATCATGTATTTTTTCAAAATCATCATCTGGGTGATACCCGTGATCAATTACTATGTCGTCATACATATCTTGCAGGATCTTCATTTCCTGCGGGCTAACACCCGATCTGCCTGACAGTGCATCGTAAATATCAATATCACCGTTGACTATACCGTGCGCTGTTTGGTTGCTGAGTTGGTGCTCTGTATAATCTTCTGATGTTTGTACTACTTTGTCACCCACTAGGTCAGCACCAGGTGTGGCTGGCACTTGTTGAGTAGTATCATCTTTGGCAACCATACCTTTTGACGGCATTGTTGTTGTTTGCCCATCAGGAGTCTTTACTTGAACATTGCCGTCTGGCCCTGGTGGAGCAGTGATAGTACCTAGTTCCTTATCTTCTTCGTTCATAGAAGCTTCAGGCTTTTTAGGCTCAATGGTGTTGATAGGTTTTTTAGTGTAGATTTTGGCTCTACGACCTTTGGCATGTTCTAGGATATCACTGATCTTCATTTTGTTCTCCGAGGCTTAATTTAGCACTTGTTAATTTGTCAATGTGTTTGTGAAATTTGTCAATCTTGCCACGAGCACGTAGTAGTTTAAAAGCTAAGTTTTCTACTGAATACTCGCCACCAGCTTGTAGTCCAGTTTGGCGCAGTCTACGAATATCCGACATTGTTTCTTCAGCTGTATTTAAGTCATTTGAGCGCATTGCTTGATTGATCTTACTGGCATAATTTCGAGCTTTGCTTTTAACTTCGGCATCCCGAATGTGTGGAATTTTGTGAGTAGGTTTAACTAACCAGTGATCGTTTAGTACAGAGTATATGCCCGCTGAATGATGCGGCTGTTGCACATCTTGCACATACAATTCTACATCAATACCTTTGATGTTGATGTCATATGTAAAGTTATACTGATTCTTTTTGGCAGTGTATAGTTCAGCTAGTTCTGGTTGATCTTTGGGCATGTCAACTACTAGATGCAGATCTAGGTCACTATGCGGGCCATACCCATACGCGGCATTTGATCCGCTGATCGTGATATCTCTTAAGTTTAACTTTGTAACATTTAGAAACTTGGCAAAATGCAAAGCTATTGACATCAACTTGTATCGAACTGTGGTTTCTAAATGATTATTCTCCCACAATAGGGGATTAAGTTCGCTGTTATAGGTAACAGGGGATACTGAGATCTCTTGAAAGTTCATACTGTATTTAACAGTATTATAAGCCTAAGAACTTTAATATGTGTGGAAAATTAACAGCGTTGATCCAACCTGTGCCTGCGGCAAATGCTAGGCCTGCCATAACATACATGACAGCTTTGTTTTTGACTTTTTCTAAGTCGCCAATTTTGCCAGCTAATTCATTGTGTTGTGCAGACTGTTGTTCATTTAAATGATTGGCATGCTCATAGTACTTTTCAGCATTACTACGATATTCATCGGTCATCTTGTCCAACTGTGCCAAGACTACATCACGAGTATTGTCAAGACATTCGTGCATGTCTTTAACATCGGCCTTGAGGTCGACGATCTGTTCTTTGAGTGATTCTACTTTGGTTTCAACTATGCCTACACGCTCTGGTAACATAGCTATTTGTGCTACAGCTTCTTTCGTGGCCATTCTGGGCTCTCCAATGTTATAAGTCAAGTGCTCGCTCCGAGCCATGTGCCTAATTTATGATTGAATGCCTATGTGCCTTTGTAGTATAGTAATTACACTGATAGTATTTATTAATATATGCGAGATATTATAGCACTAGTTTATTTTTTAAAGAAACTAATATTCTTACCAGGATCGTATGTGTTGAATACTGCGTACTCCTGTTCCATATCTTCGTCTAAGTTATTTATGTAGGGAACTAAATGAAAGTCCTGTAGCAACATACCAACTGGATCACCGTCAACTTTATAGTTAAAGTCAAGATCTGTGGACCAATCAAATCTCCAAACTCGTATAATCTTATCAGTGTCAAACCCAACAAGTCTTCCGCATACTTCTGTTACGTCGGGCTTGTATGTCCACACAATATTAGATCGTATACCCAGTGTTTGTATAATTGTGTTAAAGTTTTGTTCTTTTTTGTGTGCAATTTCAGATCCCGGAACAGACCTATGCTGTCCAGTATGTGTAATATCAACAAGTGTGTAGAGTTTGTATTCCATCACATATTTAACAGTCGTAAAAAAGCCCCACTATAAAAGTGAGGCTTAGTCTTCCCATCCCTGAGAAATAAAGCTATTAAGCGAAAGCAACGCCTGTAGAGTCAGTAGTCACAGTTGTGATAGTGCATGTAGATGAACCACCAAATCCTAGACTAGCTACAACGGCTGCTTCTAGATCACCGTATGATCCGTCTGCTGTGTTACCAGTTGTGTCGCTGTCATTGACTGTGTCTTCTGTAACAAGAACCAAGAAACCAGTTGTACCAGGTGTGTATACTTGATAAATTTCAGCACCAACTTGTAGTGCGCGAACTGCTTTGGAAAATGCGCTGTTTGAAGCTTGGTAACCTGTACCAACTGTTGAGTAAGCGGCACCACCAGTTAAGCCTGTATCTTTTTGGAACAATACTGCTGTTGAACCGTCGTTTCCTGTTGCTATTACTTTCAATACACGTAATTGACGTGTTCCAAAGTTACTGAATAGTGAACCTACACCGTAACCTTGTTGTGGGACCATACGTCCGTAATTTGTTGCTACTGTTGTACCTAATAGTGATGGCATAATTTTTCTCCTAAATGTCCATAACTGCTCGAACTCTTCGAGCGACTTATTAAAAAGCCTTTGTAATATTATTTACCACTTTGGGCAAAAACCGGGCTCAAAGAGACATTTTTTGGCGTATAGCTTTGAACCAATCTACAGTACCTTCTTGCAGATGCGGGTACTTTTTAGCCATATCTGCACGGAATTGTTCTAAGCGTGGGCTATTGATGCCGCCCACTCGAGCAATAATACTTTCTACGTTGCCTAGATCTTCAGCAGTCGCTCCTGCACCTAGTGCAATTTCAGCCACTTTGTCTATATCACGGGTGACTACTTCACCAGTGGCACGATCTTGCAGTGCTCCACCAAAGCCGTTGTATTGGAATGTTTTAGGGGGATGTCCTGGGATAGTATTAATCACACTGGCCATAGCAAACTGTTGATCTTGTCCGCCATAGGGGCTATCTTTAACAGAGTAGTCGTGCTCATGATGTTTACCTATTTCATGTGCATGTTCCATGATCATTAGATCTATCTGAAAATATGTGGGCAAGCCTTCTATCTCGTGTCCTGTGGGATAGCCTATATGTACATTCTTACCTATTTGCAGTGTTGGATAGTGTTGACTCATGTGCTGGGCTACTGCCTTGCGTACACCAGCATCATCAGTTTTAGGGTCTAGCTGTAGTTTGTGCTTAATCTGCACAGCATCCATGAATACATCTACATCTCCACTGTCAATCTTAGTAGTGCCTTTATGAGCATATCTGTGTTCCGGATCAAACGAACCAGCACCGCCACTGCGCCAGAATCCAGAGTCGCCTATGCTTTCTAACACAGGCTGTAGTCCGTTCTTTATTTCTATATACTGAGCTGGTGTTAGGCGAACCAGCACACCCTTGGTTGGACCGTTGGCTAGTATATCTATGCCTAGCTTTTTAAGTGCATTACCGCTCATTCTTTCGTTTCCTGGATACGTTTGATACCACGTTTGAACTTGGTAGCATCACTAGTTCTAATGCTATTGATAAATCTACGCTCTAACTCGGCGGCAGTTTCTATGTCATAGTTTTCTCGAATCATCGTCAACAGATTAATAGCACTTTGGATAATGTTTGAGCCGCGGCTCTCTATGACTAGATCCGAATTTCGGCTTAGACCAATGTCGTTTAACTCTTGTAAAATACTTCTAGTGCTTTTTCGCATGAATTTAGTTTCCAACTGTATTTATGGTATTATACACAACAATGATAAGAACATCAATCAAGTTGATAAATGTTGCGTCTGCATATATAATGCATAAATACTCAGTAGAAACCATGAGTAACTACAACACACAGGAAATCACAAAATGAAAACTTTATCAAACAAAATGCTAGCTCTTATGGAAAGACTAGGCGAAATGTTTCCTAAACAGGCTTATCAAACCCGTTTGGAACAATACATCAACAGCAAAAATCCAACTAATGCCGCTGAAGTAGACTACTGGCAACGTCAGTATGACAGCGAAGCACAATACTGGGGTCGTGGACTATGAAAACTATTCTAAACATAGTATGGCAAGTATTGGTATCAGTAGGCGAAGCTCGTCATGCGGCGTATCTTGCTCGTCAAGGTCGAGTATCAGAAGCTAAAGCAGTATACGGAGCATAACATGGCAGAAGCTATTAGGCAATTCGAAGCCAAGCATGGAGAGAAATGTGCGGCATGGGCTATTGTGGCCATAGTTGCATACTTGCTTATAGCAAGATAGTCATTATATTATGTTTTTTAACAAAAGGCATATATAATAACTGTAACAGCACAATGTTGTTACAACACACAAACATTACACACAGGAGATTTTAAATGTTTAATCAAGCAATCGACGCCGTTCAAAGCGGCAAGAAATCAATCGTTAACACCTTCGTTACCGATAAAGAAATCCAATCAAAATTGGTCACACTGATAGAAGCACAAACCAAGTTTTATCAAGGTTGGGTTGATACGACTCTTACACTGGCTGAAACACTAGTTTCAAGTGCAAAAACAGCAGTTTACAAAGGAGCAAAATAACATGGCACTACATGACACTCCAAAACTACCAGAAGTAAAATTCAACAAGAACGGTTACGAAATCCGTACCGATATTCTGGACATGGCCAAGGG